CAGGGCATACTGCAGACCCTGCAGGGCTCCGCGGATCAGCCCATCAACGTGTCGGTCAAGTGGGACGGAGCGCCCGCGGTGGTGTGCGGAACCAATCCCGAGAACGGCCGTTGGTTCGTGGGCACCAAGGGGGTGTTCGGCAAGACGCCCAAATTGAACTACACCAAGGATGACATCAGCCGCAACCACGGCACCGATGACCTTGGACAGAAATTATTGAAGTGCCTGGTGCATCTCGAAAAATTAAACATCAAGGGCATCGTGCAGGGCGACTACATGTTCCACAGGGAAACCCTGCAGAGGCAGAGCATGTCAGGTGAAAATTATCTCACGTTCAAACCCAACACCATAACTTACGCGGTGCCCGAGGACAGCGACCTGGGCCGGCAGATGGCCGCCGCACAGGTGGGCATCATATTCCACACCACCTACTCAGGTTCTAGGATCGACAATCTAAAGGCACAGTACGGGGCGGACGTCGCAGCTTTCACAAAGACCCCAGATGTTTGGTTTGACAACGCCACCTACAAGAACGTCAGCGGCACGGCCAACTTCACGGCAGAGGAGCAGGCACAGTTCACAGCGGGCATGGACAAATTGAAAGCATTGCTCACCAAGGTGCCAACCAACCTATCAGCCATGCTGGGAGTCAACAAGGACTTCCTGCCGTTCTTCATGCTGTTCATAAATGATCAGATCAGGCAAGGCGTGTTGCCCACGGACACCAACGAGTATCTCAAGGGCTTCGCAGAGTTCTACCAAGGAAGGATGCAGCAACAGGCGGCAGGCTTAAAAGCACAGAAGGCGCTGCAACTGAGGCAGCAGAAGATGAAAGACATGCCGCTGTTCCTAAAACAGATGCAGCGACCCTTGGCTGCCATGATGGCATTCTACAAGGAAGTCATTGCACTGAAAAAATTAACGCTGGACAAGATGAACAAGGCCACAGCGATAGGCACGTTCGCACAGACTGACTCGGGCCTGGAGGTCACAGATCCCGAGGGCTTCGTGGCAGTGGGCAAGACGGGTGATGCTGTGAAACTGGTGGATCGTTTGGGATTCAGCAGGAAGAATCTAACTTCTATCAACAAGTTCCAGAAAGCCTAGCACAGTAGCATTGACACTAGCGCTGAGAGCGTTCCGATCCAGGAACCTATCTCGGTTGTGACGCCTTATGCTATCGGTTACTTGGTATATCTTAGCTTTGTCCACTGTGCGCAGGTGTTTGCACAATGACACAATCTTGGCTATCCTCCTGGCGGGATCTGGCTCGAGGTCATAGCTCTCGTCAAACACAGAATCAAATGTGCGGAAACCCATGTCCCTCAATTTTCGTAGGTAACCAAGATTTCCATGCACCACGAATATCTGCTCTGCCAGCACCGGCTTCCACAGCTTCTCAGTTATGAACACGTCCGTGTTGTTATCATTGGTCTCCGACACGAGATTAAATGCTGTGTGATTGAACTGTGGCTCATGCACGTCCTGGTCGCTGCCATATTTGGGATAATTGTTGGCGTCAACCCAAGGCAGTTCATAACTGGGATCCAGCTTGGCCTTGTGCGGCGCATCAAGGAAGCTGTACAGGCTGTTCCTGAGCAGTGACTCTTTCTGCAGGTACTCGAACAGTTGCCTCCTGTGTGGCCTGGATTGTTTGTTGAGGTATAAAAAATCATGCTTTTTGTTGGAGTGGTCAAAATTATATTGCTTGTCGCGATGTCGGCGTTGCATCAGGAACCAGAACCAGTTGTGACCGCCACTCCAGGTCAGGTGCGGCGTGTTGGCCAGCAGGTCGTTGTATTTTTGATGGTCCCTGAGGTTCTCTGGTGATTCCCATGGCTGGGCCACTATGAAACTGAATCCCCTCTCCGCCAGATGTTTTATCCTGCGCTGTGCCTCCTGCCAGTATTCGGGACTGTTCCAAAGTCTTTGGTTCTCCCTGCGATGGTCTATCATGGCCAGCAGCCGATCATATCTGTCAAAATTTATGTTGTGCAGGGTGTAGTATTCCCCGTCGCTGGTGATGCGCTCGTTGGGCAGTGTGGCCAGCGCCAGGAACTGCTCTATGTCCTGGTGGTTGCCCGTCTTCATTAGATCTGTCAAGAAAAAGCTATTTTTGCCCATGATCGCCATACAGCTATTTAAAACCGTTATGTTATAGCATAATTTACCAATTGCCGGTATAAATAGTTGCAACATGTCACCTGAGCGGTGACGTGCCATTTAACAGAGAAAAAGGAGAAAAAAAATGGCTATAGTAACAAACGCAAACCAACCCGTGATTTCTTTAAATCAAGGTCTTGGACCAAGAACCACAATCGTTAACCTAGCATTAACCAATATGACCAATGCTAACGTTGATACTGTGTTAAAAGCAATCGCTCAAGATGGTTTCACCATCGCTGGCGTTACAACTGCTGACGGATCAGCATTTGTATCTGGCACAACTGACAACATCCAAATCGCAGTACAAGGTACAGCAACCTTCACAGCTGATGGTTCAGATGCGTACGGTGTAACAGGTGCAGCAACTACAGTGTTAGCAATATTTGCTTAATTAGAAATAATCAAGTAAGTTTTTACGGAAAGGGTGGACATTTGTTTGTTCACCCTTTCTTGCATTGTGATTAAATAGTTCATTATATGCACACATATTCAATTACCACACTGGTGGACATCACGGAGAACGGGGTGCTGAGCAATCAATTCCCTTTCACCACCAAGAGCGGTGAACTGGTGCACGACGCGGCCACGCTCACCATGGCCCGCAACCAGCAGGCCAACTTCACCACGCTGCTGCAGATGCTGCAGATGAGGAGCAACATCACCTGGGAGAACACGCCTCAGCGCATGACGGAGTCAGTGGCCAACTATCGCTTTGGCACTGCCTACGAAGGCCGGCACACGATATGGCAGTTCACCTGGCAGGTGGAGCAGCTGGGAGTGTATGAGTTTGACAATGATCAGGTGGGCGGCCTGGTGGAGGATTTTGACAACATACCCATAGTGAACTTCTGCAAGGAGACCGCTGCCTTTCCCAAGAATGTGTTCAACACGCAGGACAGCAAATACATAAACACCTACTTTAATCTCACAGCAGATTTAGATAAATAATGTTACTCAAGGCACATACAGCATTAATAGGCACCGCAGGAAGCAATGGCAAACATACAGGCTCGGTTAAGAGAAATACATTCACAGGTAGCGGAATTAAAACGAGAGTTGAGACAATTTATGAGTGACCTAGAAAAGACCAATTTGGAAGCACACGTGGACCTTTGCGCCGAGCGCTACAAGGGCCTGCACGATCGCCTGTCCGCGATCGAACACAGCCTCAAGAGGCTGAGCGATGACGTGCTGGAGGGACAGAAGAGCCAGACCAAGACCCTGATCATGACCGCGGGCACCGTGGTGGCAGGACTGCTCAGCACCATAGTCGTGGTACTAATGAAGATCAATTAATCTAAATAATGTCAATCTAAATAATGTACGTTCACATATCTCGCCACGTGCGAGTTTTCATAACCGAACAGCAACACCTGTTCATACACAAGTACCAAAACCACGAGCACTTCCTGCAGAGCCAATTACCAATAGAAGAGGCCATCACGGCCAAGACCCTGAGCGACAAGGGCATCCTGGTGAGGAAAAAACTTGACAACGACACGCAATACGCTTTAAATAAGCACATAAGGTTTGACAACAGATAAGATATCATAATGCGCAATCGCAAGGAACTGCAGAGACAGATAGAGGCCTACGGCCTCGGGGACAAGCTGAAGAAGCTGGCTGAGCACGACGAGAGCACACGCCCGTTCCGCCACCTGCCCAAGCAGTTCAGCAAGGGCATCCTCATCGGCAACATAGCCATCGTGCCGCGCAGAGCGGACGAGACACGCTTCGTGTACGTGATAGCGGACATGGTGCAGGCACGCATAATCTACGATGACATACATCTCAAGCAGAGCGCGATCCTGATGGCGCACCACCTGGCGGATGGCAAGCCCATGCCGGAAAAGGTGCTGATCTGGGACACGGACTTCGCCAGCAGGATATTTGACATCAAGAGCTACAAGGGCAAGATGCGGGCCGCTGAAAAAAGCGGCGATGACGACCAGGCCTTCATTTACGAGGAGAAATTCCGCGAAGCAAACCGCCAAGCGGACGCAGCAAAGCAAAGAATACAGGATTTATTTGATAGCACGTTCAGGGTCAACCCTGCTAAATAAACACAATACAAGGACAAACACGCATGGCATATAGAAGAATTTACACGAGCATACACAAGGCCAACCCAACAGAATATCCTGCGGCCATCAGAGCGGAAAGCGCCAGGCTACAGGCGGCGGGCACATTAACCCGGACAGTTGAGCCCGTGGTCAGCCCCGCGGAGCTGGCTGAACAGAACGTGGGCGCAGATCAGACCAAGAGCACCATCACGGAAGTGTGGACATCACAGGCCGCCATGCAATCTTATAGAGATTGGGTAAAATCGAATCATCCCGGAGCACATAATGCATGGATGGCTGCCAACAACTGCACACAGACAGAAATATCCTCTGGAGAGATATAAAATATGAAAGCCACAGAATTAACAAAGAACATCACAACAGAAACTTTATTGGCACAGTTCGAGTCAAGATTTGGACAGACCTTAAATCTTGAAGGCATGGACCAGGCGCAGCTGGAAGACATGGCCAACATGGTCAGGACCAAGATACACACCATCACTGACAACCAGCACTTTGGACAGGAGTTGAAAGACGACAACTACCAGAAACACCAGATGATGCTGGATGTGCTGAACCAGGCAGTGCGAGAGGCATCAGGAATCAACACACAGATCACCCCACAGCAACAGATGATCGCCAAGAAGATCCAACAGACACCAGGTCTCAAAGACCAGGACAAGGATGCCATCATAGGCGCCATGGTCTCCAAGGAGAGCGCTGTGAAAGAAGGCATAGAAAATCAATCGGAACTGATTTTGGCAGCCAAGGACATGATGGACAAGGTAACAGGCTACCTCGAAGAGCTGGCCAAGATGAAGACAGAGAGCATGCTGGAATTATCAGATAGGATCAGAGACGAGATGGGCGCAGACAAAGCAGACGCCTTCGCACAGAAGGTCAAGCCAGCACTGGACTCAGCGGAACAGACCCTGACCAACACCAGGACGGAATTAGATCAGGCAGTGAGAGTATTGACCGGCGAGGAAGTCGCGGCCACGGAACCAGTGGGAGCATTGGACGAGCCATTGGACACCACGAGCGATGACCTGGACAGCCTGGACGCACCGGCATCGGATGAGTTCGCAGCAACGGACGCCAACGCAGGTGGCACTGAACCCGAAGGCAGGCAGAAGAGAGAAAGCCGTGAAGTGTTCGAAACCAGCTCAAGAATCTATTCAAGACTAGCTGGGAAGTAATCCCATGCGCTTCTCAGAATTCCTCAACAACACCAACAATGAACTGGAATCGGTCATAGTCAACACTCTACAAAATCTCAGAGGCGATGCTGATGAGCAAGGACAAACAGCAGAGATCAGCTTTGACGCTCTGACACAGATAATCAAAAACACGGGCTACGCCACTTTCAACTACAACCTGTTCAAGAGCATCTATGACAAGGGCACTGCGCTGAAGAACGTTGTGTCGGACTTCAATAAAGACAAGATCATACTCAACACAGAGAAGCAGGCCGAGAAAGATCCCGCAATGAACAAAGACAACATCGGCAGCACAGACACAGTGAAGAGGATGGCCAAGGCAGCCCTAAAGAGACGAACTTAGATCCTATCCAACCATTCGGCTATCACGGGAAACGTGGTCTTATAATTGGTGCCACGCCTGCGATCCAGCTCCGTCAAATAGATCTTGAATTGTTTCTGCCTTAATGCATCAGGTTCCTGCCGCGCAAACTCTTCGATTATGCCGTTCATGTAGTTTTTGTAATTAACCTTGACTGAATCCGGATATCCGTGGCTGTTGACGTCAAATAATTCCACAGCCTCTTTAAGTCCAATGTCGTTGACTTTGCTGCCAAAGATGCCGGGATAGAGGTATGGCCGCGGGCCATGGTTCTTGGTGCTGGCCTTCATCATGGACCAATAAACGGGCCTTATCCTGGACCATTGGTTGATGTTTTTGACAAGCGCCGGCATGCCCGGCACAGCAGTGATGGTCAGCGCGGAGTTGATGTTCTGCAGAGTCGTGGATTCATTCAGGATGTATTCAAAGTTCTTTTGGAACAATTTCAGATCCAGACCGTTCCTAACATATTCCGCTTCGGCGCCCCATGAGTCCAGCGATCCAACTATCTGCAGCTTGTCCAATCTCTTGTCCTCAACCAACCTGTTGAGCCTTTTCACCCAGTTCTTGACCCTCTCGTGCTCCACGGTGAGGTTGCTGAAGAAGCACAGCGTGAGGTCGGGCAGCTCCTTGGTCTCCAACAAGGCTATCATCCTCTCGGTCTCTTTCTGCAGGAATGGCTCTCCTCCCATGATGAACAGCTTGTGCAGGTGCTGCAGGTTGCTCTCGAACCACACAAACAGCTTCTCCGTGGCCTCCTCGATCTTGTCAAACATCTGCCAGCGGCTGGCGTCCAGCACCACACCATCTGTGTTGAACGGGCCAAATCTTTTCTCCTCCTGATGTATCTTGGAGCTGTAATGGGCCGCGCAATAGATGCATTTCAGGTTGCAGGTGTTGCCCCAATACACTTCCAGCTGCCTAGGCGTGACGTTCACAGCTGTTGGGTTATTGGCCAACTCCGGCGGCTCTGTGGTGCCTTCCATCTCGAGATGTGCCACCCGGTCGCTGGTGCCACCCGCCTCTTCTATGTGTTTGCAGTGCTCGCATCCATTGCCGGGCCACTGCCCGTTCAACATCTTGGTGCGATCCTCCAGCTTGTTGGCAATGTTGTGGAAATTAAACTTGTCTCCATCCATCTCTATCTTGCCATACCCCGCTCTGTGGCAGCTTGAGCTCACTCCGTTGGTGAGATACACCGTGGAATGTGTCCATTTCAACTGGCAGGGTATGCCCTGCTTGATGGAGAAACGTTTTGGCGGTTGCTGAGATATGCCCATCAATCCACTCCACAACAATGGTAGCAGGCATTAAGCCTCACGCTGGTGTCGCTGCCGTTGATGCCATTCTCTAGCTTGCGGAAGAAAGAACCCTTCAATATATCCTCCAGATACGTCAAGTTTAGATTGATCTTGTCATAATCTTCCACTATTTTTTGAGACTCGTGTGTCTTGGGATCACCTATCCAGCAGCAGGGCGTGACATAGCCCGATGCCAAAAGGTATATTTCATATTTGTTGTTGGAGCATGAAACGCAAGATATCTTCCTGGTGTGGAAGTTGTCCACCACGTCTGTTGGCAAAATTTTATTGTTGACCTTATCCACTATGTGTCTCTGTGGCTGACGCATAGTTGCCTTCCTGATGTAGTAATCATCCACTTTTATTTCATCCACATCTCTGAACGTGCCATCGTAATCGTAGTCTTTCCATCTAGATGTGAAATCCAAATGGAAGTCCTTGAATCCCATTTGTTTTGCCAGATCTTTTGCTGTGGTTGATTGATGCTCATTGTGCTGGAATGAGAACATCCGCCACTTGGCCTTGCCACCGGCGGCTATGAAGGATCTCGCATTGGCCATGAGTTTATCCCATTTCACGTTCCTCCTGTACAGATGATTGGTGTCTTCCAGGCCATCTATATGAAATAAAACTTCTACACCTATCTTTGCCAACTCCGCCCAGAACTCCGGCGTCCTGGCACCACCGTTGGTGTATAGTTCCAATTGGCATCCAGCATTATTCTTCCTGATGTGTTCATATATCTCCAGGCATTCTGGGTTCATTGATCCGTCACCGTAGGTGCCACAGGAATAGAAACGCTTCAATCGCTTGGTGATGCTGCTGCCTATCCGATCCCTGACCAGAGACAGGCTGGTGTGTTTGTTGTTGGTCACGTCTTTTCTCAACTCCAATTTGAAGTTGAATCTCGAGCACATGGGGCACGCCGCGTTGCAGTAATTGGACAGTTCCGCATTGATGCTGTTTATATTATCGACAGTGATATATGACATTATAATATGTAATTATGCTTCCTAAAGCCGTGCGCCGATAGAAGAATCCAATAGTTTATTGACTGGCCAGCATATCCAGTGTATAATATGATGATGAAGTTTACCAACGACACCCTATTGGCACAGGGCATAGCGTATGTGGCCCGGTATCCCTACAGCGAATTGAGCAAGACATCACCCGAGGGCCGGAGGCACTACACCACTCCGGATGGCCGGCAGGTGCCTTCGGTGACCACAATATTATCACAGACCAAGGACATGACACATCTCATTGCATGGAAGAAGCGTGTGGGAGAAAAGGAAGCGCAGAGGATCGCCACGGAGTCAGCCAACATCGGCACAGTGATGCACAGGAGCCTGGAGAAGCACGTCAAGGGCGAGAGCAGGGTGCCCGGCAGCAATCTCATACAGCAGCAGGCCCATGCCATGGCCAACGTTATCATAGAGAATGGATTGAAGGACGTCAGCGAGGTGTGGGGATCAGAGATCAACCTGTACTATCCAGAACTGTACGCAGGCACCACGGACTTGATCGGTGTGTACAAGGGACGGCCGGCCATAATGGATTTCAAGCAGGCACGCAAGTTGAAGAAGGCGGAATGGGTGGAGGACTATTACCTTCAGTTGGTGGCCTATGCGGAAGCACACAACAAATTATTTGACACAAAGATAAGCAACGGCAGGATCTTTATCTGCACACAAAACAACGAGTTCCAGACCTTTGAGATAGACAACTACGAGCAATGGGTGGGCAAGTGGTTCAACAGGGTGGAGCAATACTACAAGTCTGTGCTATAGATATCTTTTCACCAACTGCGCCCAGTCATCCACTGCCGCGATGGGCAGGCCGCGATCATAGCCAGGCAGGAACTGCTCTGAAAACTTGCTCTGCATGTGGTGTCGCATGGAGTACCAAAATTCCTTGATCCATATGTCCCGGTCCAAAGCCGACAATAATTTTTTAAGTTCTGCTACATTGTGCTGTATGCCCTGCCTCCTTATATCCGGATCACTGTCTTTCATGAATGCACAACCGGCCACCTGCGACAGCGACGCATCTGACAGCTCGACCTCCAACACTGACCTGAAATACAGCAACTTTATTTTCTTGTGCCTGCAATATTCCTGCAGGAAGATCATGTGGTTAAGGAGGTTGCGGAAACACACATATTCATTGTGTACGCGACCATAATAGAATTTCTTGAAATCTTCCAGGTCTTCGCCGGTGTGCTCGTCAAACGCCCTGTGTGACGTGATTATGACCTGTGATCCATTGCTCCTTGGCAGCATGGCCCTGCCCAGCACGGTCCAGCCCACTATCAATATGTCCGGAGTCTTTTGATTGAGGTATTCTATGGTGCTATTAAAGATGCGATCATTGCTGGCCCCACCCATGGCGATGTTGTCGCTTGCGCCAATTTTCACGCTCCATTTGTGCTGTGCGTCTTGGAGGAACTCTTGCGTGAAGGAATCGCCGCTAACGCATATGATCTTGCTCATGCCATTATTTAATTTGCTATAAATACACTAAAAATAAAGAGGAGCACAAGTGCCCATAGTACAGATTTCAAGGATACAACACAGGCGAGGCAGATCCACGGATCTACCGCAACTAGCGGCGGGCGAGCTGGGTTGGGTCATTGACGAGCAGAAGTTATTCATAGGTAATGGCACAGTGGCCGACGGCGCACCTGCCGTGGGCAACACAGAGATATTGACATCGGGATCATCCGCATTTTCATCCGCACTCAAATACGTCTACAAGGGTTATCTGGGCAACGCGACACCAATCGTCACAGGAGCAGGAGTGGATGTGCTTAGGACCCTGCAGGAGAGATTGGACGACTATGTGTCAGTCAAGGCCTTTGGGGCAGTGGGTGATGGCGTGACCAACGACACAGTGGCCATACAGAGGGCCCTGGAAGAGATCTATTCAGACGTGGTGGACCAGGATGACTATCAATCTTCCAGGATTCTATTTTTCCCGGCCGGCCAATACATCATAACGACTTCTCTTAAGATACCTCCCCATGCGAGATTATTGGGCGAGGGCGTGGACGGATCAGTGATATATCAGTCAGGTGGAGCAGCACCAGTGGCTGTGACAGAAGACAACGGCGGCAACACCTACGGCACCATAGGAGCAGCATCCGCGGTGGCACCCACACAAATCACCATAGAGGGCATACATTTTTGGAACGGTGAGGCCTACGCGGGCTTCAGCATTGACTGCGCGACCAACGTGAGATTCGTCAATTGCGCATTCAAGGGAACCTATGCCGCAGGTGGCGCCAACAACGACAACAGCGCAGGAGTTAGAGTGAGAAGCACCAGTGCCCTGCCATGCAGCAACATTATATTCGACAGCTGCCAGTTCAAGAAATTTTCATCGCTGGTTGATTTCAGTGATGATGTGACCTCAGTGAAATTCATCAACTGCGACTTCAACGAGGCATTGAATGGAGCAAGGTTGGGCTATGCAACCGACGGCAGCACCAACGGCAAGACTTTTGGACCCGTGAATATACAATTTTTACACAACACATGGAGCAACATCGGTCGCAATGCGATCAAGGCACACGCCAATGGTTCAGTTAGGAACGTCATCAGTTCTGGAAATTGGTATGCGGCTGACGTGGGCAATGACTTCGAGGAATATAGCACCAACGACCCCAATGACATACATGCGGCGCTTTCATTCTCGGCCAACGAGTGCAGCAGCCACATGGACTACTTTGAGAGATCAGATCTAAGGGCGGCGACTATCGCCCCCTCACAGGAAGTCGAGGGGGTCAGCATAGTGGATGGCACCAACAAGGAGATCACGCTGGCCGACAACACAGCAGCGGCCATTACCACGGGCATCAGGATCAAGGCATTGAATGGATCTGCCCTGGTAATCAAGTACAAGATAGACAGGGGCACAAATTTCAGGACCGGAACGCTGACAGCAGTGGGTGCCGAAGGCACCACGCCCAGCTTCAATGATGATTTTGAGGAAACCGCGGACATCGGAGTTGCGCTGACCGTGGCCGTGGATGATCTTGATTCAACTGTGACTCCGGGAAATGAGACATTCGTGGTCAAATACACAACTACCAGCACCGGCGCCAACGCCACAATGAATTATCGCACTACGATCCTGTCGTAATACACACAAAAAAATCAAAAATATTTTTTTTACCAATAGACATCGCTGCGTTTTGATTGTATAATAAAAAAATAATTCAAAATTAACATTAATAATATTTTTTTGCTAAATATGCACAGTCAAACAAGAACAAAATCAGAAACAAAAACAAAAACAGTCATGCCAGGCACCACAACCACCATCAGAGTCAAGAAAAGAGACGGCAGCCTGGAGCCTTTGGACATCAACAAGATACATTTCGTCGTGGAAGAAGCCTGCGAGGCATTGCCGGGAGTGTCGGCGTCCCTGATAGAGATGAACGCCAACATACAATTCTATGACGGCATGAGCTCCAAGGACATACAGCACATATTGGTTAGGTCCGCCAACGATCTTATCTCCCTGGATGCCCCAAATTATCAATATGCCGCGGCGAGATTGCTGAGCTATGACATACGCAAGGAGGCCCATGGCCAGTACGAATACATTCCACTGCTGAAACTTATTCTAAGGAACATACGCAATGGCGTGTATGACAAGGCCATAGTTGAGCAATACAACATGACGGAGATCAAGAAACTCAACACCTGGATAAAGAGAGACCGAGACCTAAACTTCACCTATGCGGGCCTGAGGCAGATAGTTGACAAGTACCTGGTGCAGGACAGGAGCTCCGGTGAGTTGTACGAGACACCACAGGACATGTACATGATGATCGCGGCCACCCTGTTCGCGGACTACCCAAAAAACAAAAGGATGACCTATGTTAAAAGATACTATGACGCTATATCAACGCACAAGATCAACATTCCAACACCTGTCATGGCGGGCGTTAGAACTCCTATTCGTCAGTTTGCTAGCTGTGTGCTTGTTGACAGTGATGACACTCTCCCTTCTATTTTCAGCAGCGATATGGCCA